ACCACCGATAACGGCAGCAGCCGAAGCCAAGCCGAAGTGCATGCAGGCGTCAAAGACGATGTGATCAAAGCTGATGCAGACTTGTTGTGTGAAACGTTCAACACGCAAGTGGTGAAGCAACTCATTGACTTAAACTTTGCAGAAACCGAATTTTACCCAGAGGTGTGGCGACGAACTGAGCCAGAACAGGACCTTAAAGATATTGCACTGCGTGACGCCAAAATAAAGAGCCTCGGACTTAATCCGACTGAACAATACATCAGAGATACATATGGCGACGGATGGATAGTAGACGAAAACGCCAACCAGCCACCACCAATGCCCGGCGAAGAAAACAACCCCGAGTTTTCAGAGTCAGGTCTAAGAGCGCAGCAGTCAAACATACACCGACAGGACCAGCATGCCATTAATGGCGCCTCGGCAATGTTAGCAACCGCGTACAACCAAATGCTTACGCCAAAACTAGAAGGTATTCTCGCGCTAGCAGAGGAAAGCGGCGACCTTGAAGCACTCAAAGAGAACTTATTTAGTCTTTTGGAAGAAACCAGCACAGAGAACGTGAACAAGATTCAGCGTGCCTCGTTTGCAGCGCGTATGGCTGGGTTATTTAAGGGTAGAAGTAAATGATCAACGGCGAAACGTTCAGCCTGCCACCAGAGAAGGCAATAGCGTTTTATCAAAACAAAGGGCTTCGTCGTTCCTTTGCTTGGCAGGATATGATCAACGAAGAGCACGCCTATGCCTTCACCGTAGCAAAGATGATGGACCGTGACCTGCTGGCCACAACTAAAGAACTCATCGATAAAATGATCGCCGAAGGGCGAACCATTCAAGATTTCAATAAAGAGTTGGTACCACACCTGCAGCGCAAAGGGTGGTGGGGCAAAGACGACCTCATAGACCCGAAAACAGGCATGGTAGTGAACGCGCAGCTGGGTAGCCCGGCACGCCTTGAAACGATTTTCAGAACAAACATGCAAAGTGCCTACGCAGTAGGCGCATGGGAAGCCATAGAGTCAGTAAAAGACAGCCTCCCTTACCTCATGTATGACGCAGTCGATGACGGAAGGGCCAGAGAGGAACATGCTCGGTTTGATGGTTTGGTTTTACCAGTCGATCACCCGTTTTGGAAAGAGCATTACCCCCCAAATGACTACAACTGCCGATGCGGTACCATTCAAATGGATGCGGATGATTTAGAGGACGAAGGACTAGAGGTAAGCCCAGACCCCGATATAAAGCGTAAGCCTTGGACCAACCCACTGACAGGAATAACAGAGCAGCTACCAGAGGGAGTCGCGCCCAGTTTCAACTTTAACGCCGGGCACGAACGCATGCGTATCCTAGCAAACGCATACATGGGTAAACTGAAACGACAAGGTTCACCTGCAGATGAAGTAGGACACCTGCTAAGTAGCGCGACCATAAACGAAGCATTCAAGTCCTGGTTAAGCGCAAATCGAAGTGCAACCGACGAACGAGTATGGCCAGTAGCGACATATTCACAACGCACCCTGGTTCAACTAGATCAGCAAGGCATAAAACCGACGACTGGCATGATAGAACTCAACACAGCCGTGGCGCGTGCTAGCGATCTAACAGACGCAGAACTTCACGACATTCCTAACATCATAGCTGCCCCCGATGCGGTTTATTTTCACAAGTCACGCCGAACTGTTATCTACACCAGAAACAACGACGACGGCACTGTCACCATGATCACTACGAAAACAAATGGTAGAGCAGGAGGCCGGGCATACGACTACGTGAAAGCCGCAGAAATACACACTTCCCAGTACATTCAAGACCGCGTGAAACGTGGAACGTTCCTAGTTTGGTAATAAAAAAGTTCCTAAAAAGGAACAAAAAAGGTTGATAAGTTCGGTTTATGGGTAAACAATAAGCACCGTAAACCGAACTTAACCAACAAGGCCAAACAAGATGGAAGAGCAACTAAATACCTTCGAAACCATGGTTCAAGCACTACTTGACGTAGTGGACACCACGCTACCCCTAGAGATTGGACGCGGCAAACTTAAGCCAAACGAACATGCATCATGGGAAGGCCACAGCAACAGCCTAATCCTAGCAACAAAGGACTCAGGCCCGGTCATTCAAATATTTGACCGCAACTTCAACCTTCAAGACGAAGAAGAACTAACGCTACCAAGCGCATACGCGATGGCTGGCAAATTTATAGACTTGGAGGCATAGCATGAGAACGACAGAGCCACGCATCTACGCCGCCTTAAAGGACGGCTTCACCATGGAAATAGGAGGCACCACTTATCAAAGTGGTGGCCTTATCGACTTCGCAGGTACCAGAGCCGAGTTAAACGCGCTTTTCGGTGAAGAGAACATCAAAAAATTCATCGTTCCTAGTAACTTTCAAGACCCTTCAATTCAGTGGTACGAGCATGGATGGCTGATGCTCGGACGCGAAACATACCAAGAAGCCATGAAGCAAAAAAACTTAACCAACAAACGGAGCAATACCATGTCGACAGCAGACAAAAAGGCCAACGAGATCAGCATTAAGAAGCCAGAAAACGCGCTCACTAGAGCCGAAACCGAAGTGGGAAACATCATCAGTCAGATAGAAGAGAAGATCGCTGATAAGGAAGATAACTACGAAAGCATGGTGTACGACGCAACCAGCAAAGAAGGGTACGAAACGTGCCGCGAGGTTTGCAAAGAACTACGCCCACTACGCGCAGACATCGAGAAGACGCGAAAAGCGTTAAAAGCGCCGATCACTTCACTGGGCAAAACAGTCGACACAGGCTTTAAGGGCATGCTTGCCCGGATGGACAAACTCATCGAGCCAGCACAAGCGGCATACCGCGAAGAGGACGAGCGCAAGGAACGCGAAGAGAAAGAGCGCATCGAAAAAGCAGAAAGCGCCATGAACTGGATGCGCGACCTTTGCAACAACGCGATGCAACCAGCCTTCACAAGCGAACGCATTAAAAACCTCATTGATCAGCTGGAAGAAAAAGAACTCGACCCGGAGTTATTCCAAGAACTACTCGCAGACGCCACGAACCTGAAGGAACAAACGCTGCAAGGTTTAAACATGGCCTTCAATCTTAAACAGCAGGCAGAAGAAAGCCAGCGACAACTGGCAGAGATGCAGGAAAAAGCGACGCAGAGCGAACCACAGCAGGAAAGTGAGCAACAGGCAAGCAACCAGCAGGAAAACACAAAAGAGCCTGTTAGAGAGGCGCAGAAGCACGATACCACAGCCGACGCCGCTAGCTATATGGTTATGCCGGGCAAGAAAGAACAGCCTGCCAAGCTTCAATCATACGAACCACTTCAAACATGGCCCTCAGACGCAGACCGCGCAGATGATGAACTCCTAGATAGCATCTGCACAAAACTCGAAGAAGCAGAAGAGTACATCGAGTTTTTAGAAAAGCAGGTAGGCATAAGCACGCAAGTGAGCACCGAACGAGAGTCAGCATGATAGCCCTGATGATTATCGGCTACCTGATATTAAGCGTAGCGGTGACCTTTTTAATTGCACGCGCAATAGGCATAGCCAACAAACGCGAAGAAGACTAACAAACGCCCCTCCGGGGGCATAGCCATAGGAAAAATTATGGAACGCACAACCAAACCAATCCAAATGCCAGCGAAAGAGACTGTCACTCTGCACGACATCATGCCTCAGTTTAGAGGTAACCAGACTCACGCAGCTGATTACTTCACCTGCAACCGGGCGACGATCAAGAAATATCTGAACGATAAAGACGGAGAGAAGCACACGATCATCAAGAGAGGTGATCGCCTTCGCATCTTTTCAGACCTTGGTAGGGCTGTGTGATGGATGATCGTGACTTAGAACTACCAGACAGCGTGGTAGCGGATTTATTAGAGAAGCAACTGGCCGAGATTTTCGGCACCCAAGAAGGAGAAAAGCAATGTCAGAAAGAAAGCTAACCAACATCGACGACTTCATATCTGAACTAGAAGCCGGAATTTTTAAAGAAAGACTCGCGCTAATGCTTACCGAGTCTGCACTTGGTGCAGTGGTAAACAACGCCGTCGGCAAGGTGAAAATTGAACTCAACATCAAGAGACTTAATGACCACGGTCAAGTGATGATTGAAACCAAACTGCAGCACCTTAAACCGACTAAACGTGGGGCAATTGCAGAGCACCTAAGCAGCCAAACTCCTATGTGGGTAGGGCGAGGTGGAGTAGTCACAATCGAGCAGCCCCAAGAAGAAATAACGGGCCAATTCACACTAGTAGAAAGCAAGTAAGGAAATACAATGGATCAATCAGCAATAAGCAAGATACAAGAAACTGCAGCAGTACATCGTTCAGCAGACATGCTCAATGAGTGTGATTTGCCGGGCCTTATCGTCACGACAAATGAAGTGGGCGTCACAGACCTAGAAAAGTTCATGCCGAATGCAAGACACTTTAGGCTTAATTTTAAGACTAACCAGATAACAGAGTTTGAAGGCTACGTCGAAGAGAACGTAAACGAAGACAGTAAAATATTCGTAGACGATGAGAGCCTAAGCGCAAAATGTATTTTTGATTTGGGAACGCTAGAGTTGCCCCTTCACAAGCATCACACAGCAACGGTGAAACTAAAAACAACAGCGGTATACAACGCTATACTTCGCATTGTAGATCAGGCGCACGATCAACAGACGATAGCTGAGTTTTTAGAAGACTGGAAAGCTGAAGTAGGTGAAATCAAGACTACAGCTGACAGCACTATGACAGTGGGGCAAGCATCCTCATCAGTCAGAAACCTAACCATTTCGCAGGCACGCGAAGTAAACTCACAGGTTGATGACTTTGGATATGAAGCAAGCGCCATGGAAAAAATTGAAGCCAAGAACAAGGACACGCTACCTGCTTCAATAAAGTTTCATATAAACACGCATCATGGCTTAGCGCCGAGAGAGCTTAATATAAGACTTTCAATTTTAACAAGTAGAGATGAACCACGCATTAAACTCCGAATAGTAGGGCAGGAGGCGCTACAAGAAGAGATAGCTGAAGAGTTCAAAGAAATCCTTAACGGGAGCCTTGGAGAGAAGACAACCGTTTATATTGGCAACGTGTAGAAAAATTAGAAGGCGGCATTAGTCGCCTTCTCTTTGGAGAAATTATGGCTACAAAAGGCGTTAACAAAGTCATCCTGGTTGGCAATTTGGGAAATGACCCAGAAGTAAGATACATGCCAAACGGAAACGCGGTGGCGAACCTGAGCCTTGCAACAAGCGAAAGCTGGAAAGATCAACAGGGGCAAGTCCAAGAGCGTACAGAGTGGCATAGGCTAACGATGTACAAGCGACTGGCTGAAATTGCTGGCGAGTACTTGAAGCAGGGTTCCCAGATTTACGTCGAAGGAAAACTTCAGACACGTAAATGGCAGGACCAACAGGGGCAAGACAAATACACGACAGAGATCATCGTTGATCAAATGCAAATGCTTGGAGGTAGAGCGCAGAGCAGCGAAGGCAACAATAGTGGTTATCAACGGTCTTCACGAAGTAACCGCAGCAACAACAACTCTAATAAGCCCCCAGAACAACCAAAAACGCCACCAATGGCAGAACCTGACTTCGACTTTGACGATGATATACCCTTCGCCCGGCTTGGTTTGCAGCACCCCAAACTGATGTACGCAATTTAAAAAACTTCATATGGCGCTTTACTAGCGCCTTTTTTTGAACTGATAATGTTCACACACCAACAAAAGGAATGAACGTCATGAAAGCAATATCAGCCACGCTACTCTCAGCCGTTTTACTTACAGGATGTATGAGCACCTCATCTGGCCTAGACCCGGTCACAAGCACCAGCGGATTCAACCAAAACAAAGTCGTCGATATTGAACCCCACGGACTGTCCTGCAAAAACGCTTGCCTAAGCATGGGGGCACAGTGGCAGCAGGATAAACCAGACGTTGTATACTTGGAAATTGAAAGCCCATTAATGCTAATGAATATTTTCAGCGCTGATTTGAACATAGACGGCGAAACAATAAGCCTTAAACCAAGCCAGTACCTGACGAACCACGACATCAACGGTTACCAAAAAACGTCGAGCAAAGTCTTTGTTACAACCAAAGGTAACTTCGAAAAAATGATGAGCGCCCAGCGGGTGTGGCTTCGAGTTAAAACCAACCATGGTTACGTTGAAGATATGTTCATAGAGGGCGAGACAGACACTAAGGCGTATCACGCAATGAAAAGGTTTATGGCGGCAATCTAGCCGGCAATAAGGGTTCTAAAATAGAACGAAGGCGGTCACATTGTGCCGCCTTTTTTAGTCTAAAGTATGAATTTACGCGGGTATTTAAAGTGGGTACGACCATTGCAATATGCAGTCTCTCATCTTTTAAACGGTCAACAAAGGAGAAAGATCATGATGAAGAAAACTGCAATTGCATTAACAGCCACAGTTCTAATTGGTGGCGTTGCTACACCTACAATGGCAAAAGCTGAAGAGTCACAAATTACTGTAGCGTTGAAGAAAATCTTCAACATTCCCACAACTAAAACTATTCGTCCTAAAAAGCCCGATTTAGAGTCTTAACCCGGCTTTTATCCCAAGTCATTGAGCGGCCAATGCCTAGAGCATCTGGCCGTTTTTGATCGCGTAGCACTCGATGCGCAACAAGTACAGCAAAGACAGAGTCAACCACTACAATCACGATGTCATACACAACATACACGTTCACGTGACCATTACGTAAGAATTCAGCGGTTACTCTACCGTCAACAGCTGGAACGCTGTAAACCAATCCATATACGCTAGAGTAAACGGCGATAAAGAAATCACCAAACGCCCAGAACGTTGCATAACAGCTACACATTATCCAGAAGTTCGTGGTACCGATTGGCCCCACAATGCGATCAGCAACTTGATTGCTCAAACCTACACGTTCAAAGAACGTTAAGCATCGAGACTGAAAATAGGTGTAATACGTGAACGCTAGATACATGGGAAGTCCTGCAACGAACATACACCATAGCTTTGCATAGGTATAACCTTCAACCCATTCAAGGTATGCGTAAAACAGATAATGGTTAGCAATAATACTCAATACCAAAACCAGTATTGCTCTTCGGTTTGCTTTTCCCCTCATGAAAATTCCAGCGAAAAAGATCACCCAAATGTGAACGTAAAACGCCAAGAATTCTATTATTGAGCTCGATGTAAAATCCACCAACGATGGACCCATCATGAACAAAGTCACAGTGAGTAAAATAAAACCCAGCATCCTTACTGATGTTTTTGAAAGAATCATTTAGTTACCCCTTGAGTAATCCCAAAAACAAGTCTTTCAATTGAGAAGCGATAGACTCATTGTCTTTTTCTTCATCAAGCATTAGCCCTGTTTTCTGAACATACAAATTACGCATTACGCGCATTAACTTAATTTCCTTGTCAGCTGTAATTTTAGTGGTTCCTGCCTCCAAATATTGGTAAGACCTCAATGACATACCAACGGACTCTGCGACTTCCTCCTGCAAGAGTCCGAATGATTCACGCCGCCTTTTTAATAACTCAGCAAGCGCCCGGTTACCTCTGTCCATAGTTACACCTCTACCTCTTGGTAAGTGGAAAATATAAGAAAATCAGGGAAATAGCAACGCAAAAAAACTGCGTGCTGTGTATTTATACATGCAATTACTCTGCGTGCAGATAATGTGCGTTTGATACGAAAGTTTAATGCGGTAGAGTTTGCTCAGTACAGCAAATAAGTCGCAAATACTGAGAGGATTTAACGTGTTTAAAATGCTTGTCACATTCCCACTACCCAGAAAAAACCAGAGAAGCTATCAGCACATTGCTCATGTGACGCTTGAAGACGAAGAGGCCAACGAAGTTATAGAACAGATGGAAGACCTGAAGGCAGAATTTAACGGATTGAAAGTTGTTTCTTCTAACCTGCCTTAGTTCCCAAACGAATAAACGCGGGTAAAACCCACCAATCAAAACCGATAAAACATGCCTAACTAAACAAACCCTGGTTAGGCATGAAAAACCTTCACATATTCAAACGCGGTACCCACACCGACTCAGGTGGTCTTAAATTAGAGTTTGGCGACGACATGCTGAGCAACGTTGTCGATTCTTACGACCCATCACTTCACGAAGCCCCAATCGTAATCGGGCACCCTGCAACCGACGACCCAGCTATGGGATGGGTAGTAAGCCTCAGAGCAGACGAACAAGGCTTACACGCCGTCCCTCAACAGGTTAACCCAGAGTTCGAAGAGCTCGTCTCCAAAGGCACTTATAAGAAAATCAGTGCCAGCTTCTACATGCCTGATTCACCAAGTAACCCATCACCGGGTAACTGGTACCTAAGACACGTAGGTTTTTTAGGTGGGAAAGCGCCAGCGATAAAAGGACTATGCCCGGTTGAGTTTTCATCTGACGAGCAAGGCGTAGTCAACTTTGAGGACTCATTTGAAAGTGGCATTTCTTTCGGCACGATTGCAACGCTTATGAAGAACATCAAAAAGTTCATCATTCAGAGCACCAGCATCAAAGAAGCCGACGAACTGATACCCGATCCGCTTATTGTCGACTTGGAGCGCTCGTCAGAGCGGATGATAAACCCACCACAACCCATTCAAACAAACCAGTTCAACGAGGAAAACGAGATGGACTTAGAGCAAGCCAAAACGCGCATTAAGGAACTAGAAGAAAGCCTTGATTCCGCAAATGTTGAAAACGGCACCTTGAAAGAGAAGGTCGCGTCATTTGAAGAGGCAGAGAAAGTCGCTGCCGAACAAAAGCGAAGCCAAGAGATTAGCGACGACGTTGATGCGTTGATCAAAGCTGGTCACATCACACCTGCAGATCGAGCAAGTATCACCTCTTTCTGTGAATTGCTAGATAAAACGGACGGCACTGTTCAGTTCGGTGAGGGCGACGAGAAAGTAGAGGTGGCAGGACGCGCCTCACTGATCAAGTACCTCCAATCAAAGAAAGCTGTCGATTTTGGTGAGCACACCAAGGACGAAAGCAAAAACAATGGCCCTTTAACTTCGGCTGAGTTGTCGCGCAAAGCGGTAGCGTATCAGGAAGAACAAAAGGTCGCAGGCAATCACGTCGACCTCGTGAGCGCTGTTAACCACGTTATCAAAGAAGCGGAGTAGATCAGTCATGACTATGAGAAATACAGGGCTAACTAAAGCCTTTATCGCCGCCACAGCTATCCCTCGTTACAGCGTAGTCAAGTTAGACGCCGCAGACGATGCAGTAGCAGTGGCAACAGCCAAAACAGACCGATTAGTCGGTGTGTTGGCAGACCCAGCAGAGGTACCAGCAGGTAAACGAGCAGACGTGATCCTAGAAGGTATCGCAGAAGTTCGAGCAGGGGCCACGGTCAACAAGGGTGCAGACGTGACAGTCGATACCCAAGGCCGCGTCGTTGCAGCATCCTCGACAGACGAAGTCGTAGGCTGGGCAACGGAAGCCGCAAACGCTGCTGGTGACATCATCAGCATCAAACTTACTGTGTAGCACTAGGAGACAGCAATGACTACACCATTCGTACAAGATACCAAGCTAACCGCAATCGCGGTGGGCTTTAAGAACGCTGAGTTGATCGCTGACCGCGTTGCACCTCGCGTAGACGTAATGTCTGAAGACTTCCGCTGGACTGAGTATAACAGCGAAGAAATGATGACAATCCCAGACACCAAGGTAGGTCGAAAAGGCGTGCCGAACGAAGTGGAATTCACAGCGAAAGAACGCTCTGGACATACCATGGATTACGGATTGTCTGACGCGGTACCACAGTCTGACATCGACAAAGCAGCAAATCACCCATCATTCGATCCTCTTGGTCGTGCAACGCTTGGTGTTACTAAGCTAGTTGATCTAGCGCGAGAAAAGCGTGTGGCTGATTTCGTGCGAGATGGCAACAACTACAATCACAAGCAAGCACTAACCGCTGGTAACAAGTTCAGTGACTATGATGCTGATTTCTTCGAGATCTTTGGGCTAGCACTAGAGCAGCCGCTGATGCGTCCGAACGTATGCGTTTTAGGTCACACCGAATGGTTTCACATTAGCCGCAACAAGTCGCTACTGAAAGCCATGGGCCGTAACGTTGACACCCAAGAAGGTAAGATCACTCGCCAAGAGTTTGTCGACTTACTCGAGATTAACGAACTTATCGTGGGCCAGTCTCGATACAACATGGCTAACAAAGGCCAATCAGCGAACCTTTCTCGCTTATGGGGTGGCACTGCTGCTTTCCACTATCGCAACTCAAACATTTTGAGCCTTGAAGAAGACATGACGTTTATGGCGACAGCTTCATACCTTGGCAAAGTTGCATATCAGAAGCAGCTAGAGCCGGGTGAACTTGGCCTTCGTGGTGGCGTGAAAGTGACAGTCGGTGATTCTGTTAATGAAGTACAGATCGCCAAAGAAGCTGGCTACCTATTCACAGGCGTTCTTTAAGAGCGCCTTAACCCTTAACCGTTAGAGGACTGGCACCATGGCAGAACCAAAAGCCCAAACCGCAGCGCAGAAAGCAAAAGCTGCTGCAGATAACAAGACAAAAGCCGACACAGAAGCCGCTGAGAAGGCTAAGGCAGCAGCAGAGCAAAAAGCCAAGGCAGACGCCGAAGCGAAAGAAAAAGCCGACGCAGAAGCCGCTGAGAAAGCTAAAACCTACAGTGGCAAACTTACTTATTCTACGCGGATTGGGAATAAGACGTTCGAAAAAGGCCCGGTTGACGGTTTGTCAAAAGCGCAGTTTGACGAACTGGTATCCCTTAAAGCCATAGAAACGGAAGACGAGTAGTGACATACGCAACAGTTACAGACCTGATCACAAAGTTTGGTGAACAAGAAATTGATGAACTCACCGATCAAGGCAATCCTGGTAAAATGGACGACGCTATTGCAGACGCAACGAGCGAGATAAACTCATATCTAGCGCAGCGATACGAAGTGCCACTTCAACAGATTCCTGTCACGATCACGTCTGCCTGTTGCGATATTGCGCGTTATCGTCTTTATTCGCACCATGCGACAGAAGAAGTCAATCAGCGATACAAGGACCGTATCGCTTGGTTGAAACTTCTTTCAGAAGGGAAGCTAACGATTGGAGCAGCAGAAAAAGACTCCAACAAAAAAGCTGGCGCAATCATTACTAGCGGTGGCAAGAATAGAATTTTCACCCAAGACACCATGAGAGACTTCTAGCATGTCGAAGTCCTCGGTTCGTATCGATGAAACCCAATTCACTCGCATTCAGAAGATCCTCGCCAAATTTAGAGGTGACATTCTCACGCCTTTTCTTCGTGACGTAGGTGTAAGACTAGTAAACGACTTCAAGCTAGGATTTAGAAACTCAAAAGCACCAGACGACTCACGATGGGAACCCGTTCAGCGCGAAGGCAAGCCGCTTATCGATACTGGCAGGCTAAGAAGTTCAATTCATGCCGTTGTTACTCCGGGAAGGCTAGAGGTAGGTACCAACGTAGTATACGGACCCACGCACCAATATGGCGACGACAGCACTATAAGAGTCACCGTGCCAGAGCATACGAGGCTAATAAACCAAGCATTCGGTAGGCCTCTTAGATTCGGTGTTTATTCGCAGGTTAAAGAGCACAACAAGAACATACAACGCAACATTCCTGCTAGACCATTTCTGGGCATAGAGCAGCGACAAAAGCGGAAAATTATACGCACCTTTGCAACCCACGTAGAGCGCATCACTAATGGCGAGGCTACATCATGAACTACGAAGCCCTAGAAGATAAGTTAAACCTAATCGAGGTTAGCGGTACCAAAGTTTTCAGCGAAGTGATGACAGCAGTAGATGAAAAAGCAGTAGTGGCGAACGGCATAGTAAGACGTGATTCAGCATTTGTTATACCCATGGCTGACGAGGCAAAAACAGAAGCAATTCACAGCATGTATCACGCCCAAGACATAATGACGACAGTCGGCATTATCTACGCGATACGTTCAACTAATGATATTTACGGGCGCAATGTAAACGCTCGACTAAAAACCATCAAAGAAGCCGCACGAAAAGCTATAGCAGGCTTTCAAATTGACGAAAACCACGATGCATTTAACTTCGCAAGCGGAGAGGGGATCGCCTTCCTAAAGGGTGGAATTTTCTGGATGGATATATTCACAACAACATACAGACTCGATCAGGAGTAACCCATGAGCAACCGTAAAACGAAGAAAAAGTTATTAGTGGCAGCGGTCAACGATGCTGCGTATGGCACAGACGCTGTGGACGGCGGTACCCCAAAAGCCATGCTTACTTCGGGCTTTGATTTAACACCCATTGAAGGTGATGACATCGAGCGCGATTTAGATACTGGTGAAGGTGGTCACTCTGAATACATCCCGGTAGGAACACACGTGAAAGCGTCGGGCTCTATCGAGGTGGGTGGTTCAGGAACCCCAGCAACACCTGCTGCATTTGAGCCTATTTATATTGGTGCCGGCTATCAAACTACACCTGCAGCAGATGCGGTAGAACACACTCGGGTTCACGACAATAGTGAGAAAGACGTCACATTCTACGGATACAAAGACGGTGCAATTCACATCATCACTGGCGCACGCGTGACCTTTACCACCAACATCACAGTCAACGAAGTGCCGAAAATCGAGTTCGAGATAACCGGGCTATATGGCGGTATCTTATCTGGCAACATTCCAGTCGCTGACTTCTCAGCGTTTAGAAAGCCGTTAAAAGTGGGCCACATCAACACGAAGTTTATGCTCGACGATGTCGAGTACAAAATGCTCGAGTTCACATGCGTAGAAGGCAACGAGATTGTCTACGACGAAAACACAGTTGAAGAGGCAGTACAAATCACCGACTGGAAGACTGAAGGCTCTTTCACTATTGAATGCCCACCAATCGCAGAGTTTGACCCTTTCTCGAAGGCGCTAAACACCGAAACGATGAAGATGCAACTCATTCACGGAATAACTGCGGGTGATATATATCAGCTTGATGCTGAGAAAATCCAACTTGGTCGAGCCACATACGGTGACAAAGAAGGTCGCATGACATACGTCATACCTTACCGCGTCATTGGTGAGCATAAACACACAACTAAGTAGGTAATAAAATGGGTTTCATAATTCAAACAGGTGAGAAAAAAGTTAAATGGCCAGTGCGCGTGCATGAGCCAATCGACGGTGGGAAGACAAAAGAACATGAGTTCGAAGTTACCTATGGTCTTTTGACGCAGGCCGAGTACGACAAGGCAATGCAAGACAAACTCCCCGACCATGAGTTTATTAAAAAAATACTTAGAGATTGGTCGGCACTTACCGATGAAAGCGGCAATGAAATCCCATTCAATGATGCAAACATAGAACTGCTTGCATCAATCCCTTACATACGCCGTGCGCTAATTTCTGCATACCACGAAGCGGTTTCTGGCATTGCAGTAAAAAACTAGAAGACGTGGGCCGATACTGGGCGGTCGGTCCACAACAAGCCTCAAAAGAAAACGAAGAGTTGATCGAGCAAATGGAGCAGTTCGGTGCAACGCCAGCCCAGATTCAATACTACATAGACGCGCATGGAGCGAAAGACTGTGAAGTATTAGAGGAAAACGAAAGTGCAGTTAAATGGTTTTTTTCAATTGATGATCTTTTTAACTGGGCCTTTTCATCAACAGGTGCGCTGATAGTTGGCTTAGACGTCAAAGCCGTCCAAGCAGACGCGCAAATGCGCGGCATGGACACCAATCCAGAAGACTATGAAAAAGTTCGCGTCATAGCCAGATCAGCAGCTTATCACTACAACAACTCGAGAAGCTAACTATGGCGATGAGACTCAGCGTTTTATTTGACGGTGACACAGCCCGACTGAAAAGTTCAGCGAAACAGGCCCAGTCATCACTTAATACAGTCAAGCAAACAGCAGTAAGCGTCGCCCGGCAAGTGGGTGCCGCTTACGCTTCTTATATTTCCCTTTCACAGATAGTCGACGTTACAAAACGTTATCAACGACTAGAAGCGCAACTAAGAACCTCTACCGGGAGCGTTACTGGTCAAGCACAAGCAATGGCTATCCTTAGCGATTTTGCATACGCCACCGGGCAAAACCTCGAAGGGCTAGTCGAAGGTTTCAACAAACTCGTTAACTTAGGTTTAGACCCCAGCAAAGAAGCGCTACTGGCATACGGCAACGTAGCAGCTGGTACTGGCAAAACTACTATGGACTTTATCGAAGCCGTAGCAGACGCCAGCGTTGCAGAGTTCGAGCGATTAAAAGAATTCGGCATCAAGGCAGCAAATGAGGGTGATACGGTCACGTTCCGCTTTAGAGGCGTCACAACCTCAGTCAAGAACAACTCCGAGGAAATACAGCGATACCTTATCGGTTTGGGCCAAACCAAGTTTGGTGACGCCATTGCAAACCAGTCTACCACGCTGGAAGCCGCTCTAAACAGAGCAGGCCAACGGTGGGATGAGTTCATGTATAACCTAAGCCAAGCTGGTCCTGGTAACTTCATGACCGAAACAGTTAATCAGGCGGCAGAGGCACTAGAAGAACTAGGCGCAATGCTGGCGAGTGGTCAGTTGCAAATAGGCGTAGAAGCATGGATCGGACAGTTCGAGCAGATCGGTAACGCAGTAGAGCAAACTGCCGACTTTCTATATGACAACTACGCGCAAATGTTCATCGACTCAAAACAATTCGAGCAGATGACCAATGACATAAAACCTTTTGAAAATTTACCGACCAACATAGCAACCACAGTCCAACTCATGACTGTAGAACTAGCAAAGATGGTAGATATCGGTATCACATACGGCACCGCGTTCGCTAAAGGATTCTTGTCTACGCTCACTTTGCTTAAAGACAGAACCATGGCTGTCATTTATGAAATTAACGACATTCTCAATCCATTAAACGGCTCTACTTACAACTTTGAGCAAGCGTGGAAGCAAGCTGGTGACGCTTTTAACTCAACTCGCAACACACTGCTAGACAACGTAGATACGCAAAGCGAGACATACAGAGAGGCAGCTAGTAAGACAGTTCAAGACATATTTGATAACTCAGAAAAAGTTATCGCAGCCTATGAAAGAAAAATGGCTGAAGGACGAGATGCCAGAGCGAAATGGCAAATTCAAATGGATGAATTGAAATCTGGTGATTTAGGCGATTTTAGTCAAGCCAGCGATCCAGCTGCTAATGATCCCAGTTATGGTCCGACAGCAGACCAGAACTTAAATTACAACAAGCTTATGGAACGCTATGCGAGTGAGGAAGAACTCTTAATCCTTCACGCGCAAAAAGAAATGCAGATCATTGCTGATGCAATGGCGCAGAAGAAAATCACCGAAGAACAAGGTCTAGCGCTAATTGAAACAGCAAGACTGGATCATATGAAGCGTGTGCAGTCTATAGAACAGCAGAAAGCATCGACAATACTGAGCGCGTCTGAAGGTCTATTTGGTGGCTTAACATCGATGATAGGCACAGTGGCAGGTGAGCAATCCAAAGCTTATAAAGTCATGTTTGCTGTAACTAAAGGCTTTGCAATAGCACAGGGCGTTCTAAACCTCTCGACAGCGATAAGTAATGCAATGGCTCTGCCATTTCCAGCCAACTTACCCGCGATGGCAAACGCTGCAGCAGCAGGTGCCAGCATTCTAGCCAATATTAAGCAAGCGACCTATTCAGGCCAAGCACATGATGGTCTTTCACGCGTACCAGCAGCGAACGAAGGTACCTTCATGCTTCGCCGTGATGAAATGGTAATGAACCCGAGACAGCGTGAAAACTTCGACAAGATGCGTGAAAGCATCGAGAAGAACGGTAGTACCGGGGGTAAGTCACTTGTTTACTCACCAACCATTCAAGTGGATGCAAGAAATGCAACTCCTGGTATGGAGCAGCGCATTATGCAACTCATTCAACAATCACAACAGGAAAGCTACGCACGCATTGCAGAAGACTTTAGTAATGGCGGCGAGTTATCTCAACGCTTGAGCGGGAGAGCAGCGTGAGCAAAATAATTGATTTTCCCTCGTTACCAGTTAGCCGCTGTCTTTTCGTGCCACAGTTCAATACGAAAATATCAAGAAGCGCATTCTCAAACCATGAGCACATCATAGAAAATCCCGGCGAACTATGGGTGGTGCAATACAGTTTCCGAGTACTCACAAATGCACAAGGGAGGCTCCTAAAGCAGCACTTGTCTCAGTTGCGAGGTTCAGTGAATAAATCTCGCTTATACGACACCAAATTTAAAGAGCAAACAGGTACATGGGCAGGTGTGCCAAGAGTTAATGGCGCAAACCAGTACGGTTTAATTTTGGAAGCTGATGGCTTTAATCCAAATCAATTGGTCGCTGGCGCCTTAGACAGATGCCTTATTAACGATCAATTAATGGAAATAAATGAGGACTGTTACTCCGATGAGTTCGGACGAACCACACTCAAATTCACTAACGAACTTCGCAATATGCCGACAGATAACTCCGTGATCATTTCGGATGTTGACTCTCTCAAAACCATTGGTCGATGGGTGAAGCCTGAGCAAATACAGCAGTTGAGCGGTAACGCGAGAGTTTATCAGAACGTTACCCTAGATTTTGAAGAGGCATTCCTATGATAGAAAGAGCGATAACCCCCACAATGCTAGAAGCAGCAAAAGCAAGCCCTTCTAGACTTTTGGCCTTTATCGAACTAGAGACTGAGTCGGGATGGGTGCGCGTTCACTCTGGCATAGGGCCAAGAATATACAAGTCACAAACCTACATAGGCATGGGTGAACTTGGTGGAATAGGGAGCGTAACTGAGAACGCAACGACAAATGGCAACCGCACAACGCTAGCGCTTAAGGTCTATGATCAGTCGCTTTTAAGCGAAGTGATGAATAACGATCTGATGGGAAGAGAATGCTACGGACACTTAGTCGCATTTGATGAAAACCGACAAATCCTCGACGGAGCAGACTACTTCATAGACGCAGAAGTCGTCGATGTAAAAATACGGCGAGGAAATCAGGAAAAAGAAATACCAGCAGTAGTGACAATTGTTTTAAATGATTGGCTAGAAAGATGGGCTCAGCCTGTTGAAGTTATGAAGACAACAGATGCTGCGCAACAATTCAAATATCCGGGTGATAGATTTTTTGATCTTTTGGAAATTATCGCGGGTTCACCTTTATCCAGTTTACCAGTTAAAACGAACTATGGATCAGGCACTACAAGACGAACCAGAGGCGATACGCACCGAAGATGAGAAAAGAAAACTGGCCAGAACTTCTCAATGACTACATTGCACAGAACATATCTACACCTTTCGAGTGGGGAACGTTTGACTGCTGCCTGTTTGCAGCTGGCGCTGTTGAAGCCGAAACGGGTGTTGATTTTGCCGAAGAATTTAGAGGCAAATATTCTACTGAATTTGGATCAGTTAAAGCGCTGAAGAAAATCGGCAAAGGCGATATAAAAAAGACACTAGAAAGTAAATTTGGTCCTTTAAAGGCACCACTACTAGCCAAAAGAGGTGATATAGCCCTTGTTGAAACAGAAGACGGTGAGGCACTCGGGATCATTTGGGGTGGTGCGGTTTGGGTGTCAACAAAGCAAGGACTAGCAAAGCTACCTATGCGAGAGCTTAAAGGATGCTGGGAGGTTCCATGCCTCCAGTAGTTGTCGGCGTCGCAGTAGGACTAGGAGCAGCCTCAATAGGGGCCACCGTAACGATTCTCGGTGTTGGCCTATCAGCAGGTCTAAGTGCTATCGCAATCGGTGTGGGTGGCGCATTGGCTATGGAAGGCGTTAAATATTTAGGCGAGATGTTAACGCCTGATATGGCCGACTATACATCCGACCCCCAGCAGGACCAATCACTAAACACCAACCCGAATGACGTTAGAAAGATCATTTACGGGAAAGCGCTAGTCGGCGGCAAAATTGTCGGATATGCCAAACCTACGATAGGTGACGAAGATTATCACATAATGGTATTGCACCTAGTAGGGCACCCATGCGACAGCGTAGACCTTTATGAAATTGAAGGAAAAACAGCATCTGAATTAGCAGGAAGAGTCACAGTCAACAAGCATCTAGGCGACCAAACAGAAGTCGACTATTTAGCAAATAGATATGTAGACGGCTGGACGTCCGAACATATAGGTAAAAACCAAACATACGTTACACTCAAAATCCCCGTTGATGATGAACTATTCCCCGGTGGCGTTAACGAGATAAAGTTCATAGTCAAAGGCCACAAGGTCTACGACCCCAGAAAAGACGACACAGTCGGTGGAGTTGGTGATCATCGATACGATGACGAAGCAAGCTGGGAATGGTCAGATAACCCAGAGTTATGCGCTTACCACTACCTAAGAACGTATGGCGCTAAGCCTGTGCCAGTTAGACGCATCCCTATCGACTTCATTGCAACGGTAGCGAACTACTGCGACGAGATTGTCACTTACCAAGACCAAGAAGGAAATGACAAAACTGGAACCCGGTTTTCGGTTAATGGCGTTTTAAACAATGGCATCCGTCAAGGGCAAGCACTGTCAGAAATTCTAGCCTGCATGGGAGCAAAGATATATCGCGTAGGCGGCAAGGTTTACTTTAAGCCAGCCATGTATGCAGGTCCAGCAACCACAGTAATAGAAGTTTCTGAACTTGAATCGTTCCCAGAATATCGCCCTCATCGCCCATACAAAGAGAAAATAAACGTTGTGAGGGCCGAGTACGTAAACCCAGAATTAAAGTGGCAGATGACCAATGCGCCCATTATAACCAGCGATGAGTACAGGGAAAACGATGGCGCATACCTTGAGAGTAACCTGCGCTTGGCTATGGTGACCAAAGATCATCAAGCCCAAAGAATTGCAAAACTAGCAATGGAAAGAGCGCGTGCTGGCTTCGCCATTAGTTATCCACTAAAGGGAATCCGACTCGATGCAACTCCTGGTACCAACATTCGATTTATTGACTTAGAAACAGGCATAAACAAAGAGTTTCTAGTCGAAGACGTTAGATACGATACAGAAAAACTCGAAACCAAACTGCAGATAATTGAAGATGGTCCGCAGATTTACCCTGATAACTTTAAGCCAGCAGAGGGTGACCTAACACCGAACACTACACTGCCTGATGCTTTGAGCATTGTGCAGCCGAGCAACCTACGATTTGAGACAACGCCTAATGACAGTTGGCGACAAGGCGTCTTGAAGTGGGATCATGCAACACCTCGCAATGTGATCAATTACATCGTTTCAGTTAGCAACTACGACGACAATACGCCTTCAACACAACTGACATTTACACCAGCTTCACAGGAACAAAGTCTAGCGCACCTCCCCATAGGCAGGTTCTTAGTTGCTGTATCAGCCAGAAACAGGTTTAAAACGAGTATAGCGACTGCCATAGCAATAGACATAGGCGTGCCGTCTACACCGACTCAGGGCGTTGTGGTGAACATTTTACCCGGCAGAGTGATCATTACTGGCCCAGAACTGCCGCATAACTCAGCGACATACGAGTGGAAGTACTCATACGAAGGTGGCGAACAAGAACACTTCGACAACGCTTTCTATCTTGGCAAAAGCGACGCAATAACTATAACGAACACACCTCACGACGGTGTCGTTTACGTATGGTACCGAATTGTAGACGGCGACCAAAAAGACCCCAACTGGCGCAGCTTCAGCGTTGCCAATTTAATAGGTACCACCTTCGACAGAGTGGACCCCGAAATTATATCTCGCATTCAATGGCCCGGTTTACCAGCGGCGCTAGGTGACCATATCGATGCTATCACTAATGATGTGGAGTATTGGAGCACGCAAACCAGCGAACAAGGCGACGACTACCAGCAGCTTATATACAACGTTACCGAAGCGGTAAGCGCTAACCAGATAAACAGCACAGAGATAATCGGCCTCAAACAAAAAGTAGGTACCAAAACAGTCGCAGCACAATTTACTGAGTTCAAGCAGGTGAATATTGGTTATGAAGATGAAAACGGAGACTGGGTAGTTGGTGCGCCCCTAGTTCGTGCATTCGACGAAGTAAAGGTCGTCAACAAAGATGGTGACGAATTATCAGTCATCAACTTCATGCAAGCACTTGAGACACAACTAGGTGAATTGGGCGGCACTTATTACCTTGGCGTTGTAGATGAAAACGAAAATTTCACCGGGCTAAGTATACAGGGCGGCAATGGCGACAGCGACATTCTGCTTTACATGGATAACCTCCGATTTGCCAGCACTGCAGGTGAAGTGTTTTTCTGGTTAAACACCATCAGTGGTCGGCTTGAAATTGGGGCTAACACAGAGTTCACAGGCACATTAAGAGCAGCTAGAGAAGTTACAATTCTAGAGCATTTTATGCGAGTTCAAGACTATGGTGGTTTCGGACCAGACAACTTAGTTATTTGGGAAGGAGATCCGATCTTAGATGGAAACGGACAGCCCGACTATGCTCAACTTCGCAAATCAAATGGAAAGTATGGGTGGAAAGACAGCTTTGCTAATGAATATCTAGGCGGTTCGTTAACAACGGGCGAATTGATAAACGGTGGCGACTCAACACTTCTAACTCTTAACCCTTCAGTGGAAGTAGGCCCATTCACAACTAACGGTAACCCTAAAACGGTTAGTTGTAGCTTCGGTTGGCGAGGTACCTACACGTGGGATGAGGCGTGTCCAACAAATCAAGACTTTGTGCCTGAAGCGACGGTCATACTAGAGCGCAGTACAGGTGGAGGTGGATGGGCAGAACTGCAGCGTCAAGTTTTCAACGGAACAGTTACTTACAACGAGTTCGATGATTTTGAACACGGCGTTACAACTTGCACCATGCTGGAAATTTCTGGTGGTTCATTTACTTACACTGACACCAGCACCTCACTAGCAACATTCGCATACAGACTAAGAGTTGAAGGTCAACAGCGTGCTCTACTGCAACAATTCATTGATTCTCAACGATTGAGTTTAATAAGCGTAGAGGGGCGTCCGTCATGACCGCAGTGAGAGAG